GTAAATGCTCTTGGATAGTAGCCCTGACCGCCCGCGGTCTCGCTGACAATCGTAAACGGCCCACCCGTGTAACCAATGTCAGCCGTGGCAACAGATAACTGCTCTGCGGCTCTGGTGGTGGCCGAGCCGTTGCTTGAAATTAGCGATGACGGGAACGAATTTTGCTCATACTGCGCCCCATAAAGTAGGACTCCACTGTAGCTATCTCCGTCCCAATTATAGTCGCCAACACCTGAGCCACCCATCAGCCATATTCGAGCAAATGCGGTTCCAGCCGATTGAGTTTCGGTGACAGAGCACCTATACCACCCGTTACCAACAGGCTCCATCGCACCTGTCGCGTTATAAGCTACATAGGTTCCATTGACTAAATCAAACTGAGCGGAACCTGCTCCAGTCACTCGATGCTGAAGCTGGATGTATTGAACTCCAGCGAATTTAGCGTAAACGCTAAACGTGTGACTTGCTGCGGTGACTGTGCATGAGCTGTACAGAAAATGTGAATCAGCGGCAGTGCCATCAGCGTAAATTAAATCAGCGTCTAGCGCACCCGTAGGCCCAACAGCAGCCGATTCAGATGCGAGCGTGCGGGTTTTTGTCCATTGGTTTGCAAAGTCGTCACTGTAAGCGAATAAGTTCTGGCTTTGCCCCTCAATCAAAATTCCTTTAGCCGCTGATTGCCCATCAGTGGCTGGGTCGTATTCAAATCTGGGTTGCCCAGCGGTGGTCACCGATTTGAGCGTGGGGGCATAGGCCCGATGAATTTGGGTTGTGGTGGCGTTGTAGTCAGTCGCCCCAGTAGTCGATAGGCTGGCAAATGCAATGTCGATGGAGCTTGTGCCGTCTCCAGTATAATACACCAGACCGTAGTTGTTCGACGCTGGTGTAGCCACGTCGCTCAATGAGATGTTTGCGGCCACAGCTGCCGACGCTGTAGCTTTGAAAACGCACTTGTAATACCCATTCCCAGAGGCGGTTTGAGTGGCGGACAAATTGGTCAGTGTGCTGGAAGCCCCGTTGGATGTATGGGTAGCACCCCCAGCGAGGTCAAACGTAGCCAAGCCAGCGTTAGTGGACGATGCTGACGTGGTAATCGTCAGATTTAAATATCGCGACCCAGCGTTGCGTTTCGCGTAGACGGTTAACGCCAGCTCACCAGCGGCTGTCACATCTTGACTGATGCGGTGAAACGTCGCCGCACTATCCTCCAATAATGTGAACCCGTCAGTTCCACCAGAGGGGTCAGTCTGGCCTCCAGTTCTTGAGGTCAACCCCTGACTGAACCAAGTCGTGTCAAAGTCGCTCGACTGGAGGAACAGGTTCTCACTGCTTAGGTGCTTCTCATTCGACCAGTAATGCACCGCACTCGGAGCGGCATAGGTTGGTGGAGTGTCGGCACGACTGAACGTCATCCGTGGGTCCAGCCTACCCGCATTAGCTGCGTCTAGGCTGAATATTGGGCGCTGGGGAAAATTGTCTGAATATGCCATGATTGTCTAAATTTACCAAGTTGCCACTGCCGCTCGTTTCCAAGTGTCTTTTGCTGTGCAGACGTAGACATAAGAAGCGTCTGCCGCAATCTCGCCCTGCACGCCTGGTGCGGTGGCGCTGCTTGGCACTGGAACCATTGGGGTTTCGGCGTATGCCTGGCGGCCCAAAAAGCCGTTCAATGGTATTTCATTGGGTGCCGTCCCAATATCCGCTTGCACCAGTCCTTCAGCATCTGGTGACACTTCCAAGCTTGTGCGGATGGCGCTCTTGTCGCTGCCGCTTGGGTCTTCATTGTCAAGGAATCGCACAATGCGCCCTTTCATGCGCTTGAGCTCGCCTGATTCTGAAAAAACGAAATACTTTTCTGTTGCCATGATTGTCTAAAAATTAGGCAGGGCAGGAGATTGGCGCACGATTAGCGCCGGCTGGTTTGTCTCCAAATTCGGTCAACGCCGACATAGAGCCCTTATATAATAATGGTGTAAAGTGTCGCACCTATTGCCACCTTGATGGCTGACTTGATGACGTAGTGCCGCCGCCGGTGGCCTTGGCGCGTGCTGCTCGCACTGTGACGCCGCTTGATGAATGGGTGATGAGTGTGCCGGCAGATTTACGCGGTTGCAGCGATTCAACCGCCTCTTGCAGTTGCCTGATGGCATCAAGGATGCCGCGAACGCTGAATTGACTAAGCCGGCGAAATCTCATGAGTAAATAGGGTGAAACTCTGTTGGCAGTTCGCCTGCTTCCATGTTGATGAACTCGCTGGCAATCTCGAATTTGCCATTGTATAGCTCCGTGATAGTGGGCGCCTTTTTAAGCCAATAGGTGCCAGCAAAATCGAGCAAGAGCTCGCCGCAAATGCTGTATTTTGTTGCCTCGATTTTCTGCGTCAATATCAGGTCAACAACGCGATTGGTTGTCCACTGGTAACCTTTGCGCCAAGTAGATGCCTTAAGCAGTGTATTGGCTGGCACGATACGAGTGTTGCGCAAGGTGTATTTGTCCTCGTTGTATGTCTCATGCCCATAGGCCAGCATGTGCGCAAGCTCGGTTGTCTTATCTCTAACAGCAGTTGAATAAACCAGAGGAACGCCAGTTGTGTCCGTTTCTGCTGTGTTGTTTGGTCCAACAGTTGTGTCGCCGCCGCCACTGCTGCCATACATGTATTCTTCTATCTTAAAAACTGCGCTTACCTTAGTGCCTGCCTCCATGTCGCCCCGAACTTTGTTTTGATATGACTCGGCGGCAGCAACAACCTTGGCAACGTGGCCAGGGTCGGCCACAAAGCGCAGCGTTGAAAAATAGGGATGCTCCCAGGCGTTACGCTGCACCTCGTATGGTGCAAAGGTCCAAACGTCTGTCTCTGGCTCAACTGAAGGCGTGTCGACAATGGTGTTGTCGATGCTAGAAAAGGTGACTTCTAAGATGCCATAACCGCCATCTTCTTGGCGCACATTGACGCGGGTGGCGTTGCCAACATATGAGTTACTTGTGGATGCGGTCAGGATGTCGGCATAGCGCCCCTTGTAAGTGTAGGTGGACTCCCAGCCATTAGTCTCTGAAAATGTGCGCTCAACGTGAACGCTGGACGCCAAGTTTGTGCTGCCTTTGAAATGCAAACTCATTGAGTGAATCCCTTGGAAATGTCGCGCAGGTAGTTCCTTGATTGTTTAGCCGCAAGCTCAATCTCAAGCTGCGCGCGCAAATATTCGTCATCTAACGCCTCAGAGCCATAGCGGCCGTATATTGTGCCAGCCACATTGCCAATCTTGTCCGTTAAATAATCAAGAAACTGGATTGCCATGGTTTTGCCTTCTTCCATGGACTTCATGTATGAGCTCCGCCCAGCGGCATATTCTGAAACTTGCTCTGGCGTAAACGCTGCTACCGACAAGTCTAGGTTTTCGGCAAAGCCTTCATTGATTGCGGCAGCCATGCGTTTGCCGTTGTCGCTCATCAACTCATCAAGGTCGAATGTCTTTTGGCTTACATCATAAACAGATTGTCGCATCCCCTTGGCGAACTCTTGGAATAGTTCAAGCGGTTGCCGTATTTGCGGCACATCGCCAAAATGGATTCCGTAGCGGCTGAATATATCAATGAAGTTTTTGCTGCCCTCTATTGCCTCATATTGCCTTGTATTAAGGTCATTGATTGCGTCTCGCAAATCCTCAATGTCAACCCCAGCCAATCTGGCAGCATAGGCAAGCGCCTGGAACTCTGTTGTGGACATGCCAAGCTGTGCTGCCTCTTTTTGAATGTTAAAGGCCTCCTCATAGAGCCCTCCAACGCTCGATACAACGCGCTCCAATGCCATGGCGCCAGCAATTTGCCCGCCAATGCCAGAGGCGGCGCTCTTGGCCCAATTATTGAAGCCGGCGCGCATACGCTTAAGACCAGCATTAAAACTGGTCGTGTCCATGCCTACCTTAAAGTTAAGATTCAACCGCTGCCTCCTTTTGCTGTTTTGTTAATTTCTCCAAGCCTGCCAATCCTTCAGCAAGTGCACCGTGTATGATTTTCGAGCCGCCGTTGACTTCATTGAAACTTATGATGTCCCACATTAATTGACCAAATGGCGCGTCCATGATTTCGCTTGGCGTGTAATTTAATTTTGACAAGCCAATGGTGCGCATTAGCTGCAAGGTCGGTGCGCCCCATTTGGCGCCCTTGGCCATGTTGGCATCTGAGCCCATGAGCTCTGGCATTTGTTGGCTTTGCACCAGGTACGCCATTGCCTCGCCTAGTGCTTGGTTGTAGGCCTTGGGCAGCGGTTTGCGTTGGTAATACCATTGCCCAACCGGTGACAGAAACCACCCAAGCCACTTCATGCCGGCCTTGTAATCACGCGAACAGATGCCGACAAATGCGTGAAACTCAAGCCGCGTCAAAATCTCAACCAAGCCAATGCGCTCCATCAGCACAGCATGGCCAAGCGTCAAAGGGCGCAACTTGGCGCCGGCCACATAATGGTGGCCTGGCGCTACGGTTGCTGCCCAGGTGTCAATCATTAGGTGACGTCATCGTTGGCCATTCCAGTGCCAGTGTATTCAATGGCAGTAATTGACCACTCGGCAAAGTTGCCATTGGAACGCGTTTTCTCGGCGCTTTGGATAATGTATTCGCCCTCGATTTCAGCCCAATCGCTTGATGTGATGTCTAGCTTTTCGCCGGCCTCAAAGCTCACCTTGAAAACTGCATCAACTTGAGTGACTGTCGTGGCAACGCCGGCGCCAGAGCCAGCAATCATGCCTGTCAGGTTAAGCACCTGGCGCTGGTTGTAATAACATGCGCTTATTGTTTCGCCGTTGGAATTGTTCGCGGTGTTTGAATCGCTCTCCATCGAGAGGCGAATCTCGGTGGCATACATAAAGATATTGGCGTCACTTCCAATATCTAATGTGAGATATGTGCCGTCATTTTTGGTGCCGTATGTAAACGGCTGGCCTTTTAGTAATTTGGACATAGTTTATCGAATTTGGTTAAACGGTTGTCACTCCCAGCGCGGCTGGGAATGTTAAGGTGATTGATTCGCGCAAAATGGTGCCTTCCACATCGCGCTCGATGCCGCTTTGGTCGGCAACTCCGAAAATATAAAAATCAGTGGCGCCAACATTGATGGCCTGGAGCTCGCTCCAGAATAACGATTCCTCAACGGCGGTCAGTAATTCGTCATGGACATCAAGCGCATTAGGTTGGCCATCTTCGTCAATCTCGCTCTGCACGCTGATGGTTAAGGTCACATCCATGTTGCCGGTGTTGGGCGGGTTTTGACTTGCGCCCACAAATGCCACCACGACGCAAGGCATGGCCTTGATGGTGTCATTGGTGCCAGCATAAACCGGCACGCCAACCTGGTCTTGCAGGTAGGCCTTGAACGCCTCTTCTGTCTGCTTGCGGTAACTCATAGCTTCCTAATTGCCAGCGATTGCACGGCATTGGTTTTCTTGGTTGTGTGCCAGTCTTTTGGAATCTTGCGCCGCAAATAGGTCAGCATGTCGCGTGTCTCCATGTTAAACGCTAGGCGCAAACCTTGGCGCGCTCCTGGTATGTTGCCGCTTTCTTTGCTGCCATGAACGCCACGAGCAAATGGCTTAAGCGCACCAATGCGCCGCTCTGGTCTGCCTTCGCCTTTAGGTTTGCCAATCTGGAATTTCTTTCGGCTGCCTCTCACACTGCGCGGTGGCTTGATATATGGCCCAATATCGCTTGCAGTGCCAAGCCAGGCGGCAGCCATAAAACCGCGACCTTTTTGGCGGTGAGCAATAGCAGTGGCAACGGCGTTTTTCATTGGTTCGCCCCACATGCCTTTTTTGCCTTTTTTGCCTCGGTGATAGTTGGTCAAGATAGCTGCAACGGGTGCGCGTTTGCCTCGCTTTGAACTGCTTGGTTGAATCTTGGCCGCTCGCATCATGTCGCGCTTGATTTTCTGCGCTGTGACTTTTGGCGTTTTGCCTACTGCCTTGAGCGCGATGTTAAATGAGCGCTTGTTGACTTCGTTTGTGAAACTGCGTCCGCTATATTTTAAATAGGCGTTAAGAACGCGGTTAAAGCGCTGCGTGTCAAAATCAACATTGATGCCGCTGGCGTTCATTGCTTCTTCATCAGCCCAAGCTCAAAGCTCGCGTCATTGGTTAGCACCTGCTGAATCTTGAACCGTTTGCCGCCCTTGGTGAGCGTGGCGCCCACAATCGGCTTGATGCCAGCATCAGCCCACTGCTTGCGGTTGGTGGTTAGCGTCAGGTCGTAGCCCTCCAAGATGCCGCCATCTTCGAGTTCCTTGGTTTCAGTGTTGCCGCTCTCAACGCATCGCAAAACGTTGCCGTGGTAATCAAACACGCTGCCTGCAGTGCGCTCCAGGTCCACCTGCTGCTCGTATAAAAACCGCGAGCGGTGGTGGCCCTGGTCAACAATGTATTGCTCTTGAAAATTGGTGTGCGGCGTTGGGTGGCTATGCGCCACACTGTGAAAGCAATCAGTGCGCGTGATGCCGCGCCCATCTGGCACGTTCAAGGTGATGGTGTAAACGTCTTCCCACTCGCCGCTTTCGTTTGTGCGCTGCACCGTGTAGGCCGCCGCATCATATTGCGCCGCATCAGCGGTGACGCGGATGATGACGTTACCAGCGCCAAAGGTGCCGCCCTCGCCAATCGTTGCGAACGTGGTTGGCGTGTCGTGCAAGGCGGTCTCATAGAGCCAGCCTGAGCGCGTGTTGATTATGCGGTTGTTGGCCATTTAAAAAACCCAGGCGAGCAGTTGCCCGCCGCGCCTGGGTGTGGGGTGTGGTGACCTAGCGAACGGTGGCAGTAAATTAGGCGCTAGCCTTTTTCTTGGCCTTGGCTTTTGGCGCGGATACGTCAACCTTGAGGTCGGCGCGCTTCCAGTAGGGCGGCTTTCTGTAAACACTAACGCCGCTGTATTTACCAGACGGGTTTTCGCGTTCAGCAATAAAGGCAGCCTTGCATTTGTCGGCGTCACCCATAGCTATCAGCTCAGGTGAGCCATCAGGCAAAAATCCTATCGTGAATGAAGTCTTGAATATCATGGTTTTGTTATTGGTCGGTGATTCTGATAAGTGCGTTTTGGTTGCCAACTGAGCATCCGTAGAGGATGCCCACGGTTAGAAACCATTTGCCCAAAGTTGGGTTATAAAATTTGCGTGTCTGAAATGGCAGCCCAGTGCGCGGCTCTATGTTGTCTATGACCTCTGTGTTGCCATAGAGCGGGCGCGCGATTTGCCGCGCTGCAATACATAGCGCGCTTGGGTGGCAGTAAAATCCTTGCAGGTTGTTGCCAGTCGGGATGTCTTGATATTCGGCCACACCAAAACCGTGAATGGTTGAAAGCTCGCCCTCTTGGATTGGCTGCGCTGTGCCATAGGCGCTGGCATCAATAATGCCTCCGTCTTTGCTAAGGCTTGCCGTGTAAGACGGGTTGAGCATGACGGTTCTCAGCGACCGTGGACAACCATTGTTTGTTAATGTGCTGGCGGCGTCTGCCAAATCATCACTGTCGTAATTGGCGGCAGTCCTGACTTGGGAGGCGCTGAATGCGGCGGGCGTAATGAGGCCAAGCAAATCGTCGGCGACCGCTTTTGCTGTGGCATCTATGGCAGGGCGCAAAAACGTGCGCTCTAGAATGGTCGGGCTCTTGAGTTTTGAAATCTCAAAATCAGTAAACGCCATTGAGAAGCCCTTGAACTTGTTAAGCTCAATCTCAATGGCCGTGCTTGTTACATCACTGGCGCTGTAGCCAGCAGACAAATCTTTAACTGTGACCGAAGAGGGAACGCGGGTCACTGTGCGGTCGCCGCGCTCCCTGACTTCGGTTGAGAAGTTGCGACTCACAAGCGAAAAGGCGAAAAAGTTGGAGGATAGCAAGTCGAGCATTTGCTCGCTTACTGCTTCCAAATAGACGCCGCTTGAGAGTGCGTTTGCCATAAGCCTAACTTACGCGGACTTAATGCGTTTCAATGCGGCACCATTACCCTTTGCCACACCGTAGAGCACACCCATGGACAAGTAGTGTTTGCCGGCGGTGTTGTCATACCAGGTGCGGAGCTGGATAGGCAGCCCAGTGGAAGGGTCAACGATGTCGGAAACCTGGACGCTGCCATCAGCAGGCGCAGCAGGCTGGCGAGCGGCCAAACACAGCGCAGATGGATGCAGCGCAATGGCGGCAAGGTTCTCGCTGTTGGTTGGAATGCCGGTGTATTCATACAGGTTAAAACCATGCACGCGCTGCGCGGCATTTTCCTGCACGCCGGCTGGGGTGCCGTAGCTAGAGGCATCCTGCACGATGGCATCCTTCTGGATGCTGGCGTAATAGGATGGTGGCAGAATCAAAGCGCGCTCGCTCTTAGGGCATTTGGCGGTGGTCAAGTCGGCTGCCAAATCGGCCACCTCGTCAACGTCGAAGTTGGCGGCAGTGATGACCTCGTTGGCGCTGAAGTTTGCGTTTAGCACCAGGGCGAGCAAGTCGTCCATTACGGCGTCGAGGGTGACTTCCAGAGCAGGCGCCAAGAACACGCTGGACAACCAATCGAAGTTGCCAGCTTTGCTCACTTCCATATCAGTGAACGCCATGCTGTAGCCCTTGAACTTGTTCAAGGTCACAGTAACAGCGGTTGAGGTAACATCCGTTGCAGCGTAACCGGTCGACAAATCGCTTGCGGTCATGCTAGACGGAACGCGAGTGGTTACAGATTCGCCGGCGCCGCTGATGTCATCGCTGAAGTCGCGAGAGAATGCGCGGAGCGGGTGGAACTGAGTTGAGAGATAGTCGAGGCTTTGCTCACTGATTTGAGCGATGTTGATGCCCCCTAAGGTGTTGCTCATTAGATTTTAGCTTTCTAAGGCTCTATAATTAGAGCCGGTTTTTAATGTTTTTGAGGTAGAAAGCGCGGCGCTCCTGGCGGTCTTCAATGGCATTGTATTGATGCCATAGAGTGTCCATGTTTGCCTCTGGTGCCGGCTCTTCGGTTGCTTCTTCAACTGGTGCCTCAACGCCAACAGATGCGGCGATTTCAACCGCCTTGTCTGCTGCGCTCATCTTTTGCTCCTCAAGAAGTAGATTGGCTTCTTCAAGCAACTTGATTTTGCTCTCAAGTGCTTCAATGTCCTCGGCGTGTTGTGCGCCAAGTTTGGCGATTTCTTCGGCGTGGCTTGCTGCCGCGCCTTCGATTTCTGCCTGCAAGGTTTTATTTGCCTCGGTGGCGGCTTCCAGTTTGCCTGATAGGCTTGTTAGCTCGACGTTGGCTTTTACTAAATCAAGGATGGTTTTCATGGTTAATTGGTGATTGTTAAAGGTTGGTCATGAGTGCGATGACGTCATTGATGTCGTCCACCACTCCATCTGCTAGGCCGGCCTCGATGGCTTCCATTCCCTCGTATACCTGGCCGGTCATTGATGCGTCTGGAACGTTTCGCTTGATATTGATATCGCCCTTAAATCGCTCGTGCCATTTGTTGACGTTGGCTTGCAAGCGCTCGCGCGCTTCATCGCTCAGTGGCTTGAAATCGGCGTAATCAAGCTTGTTGTCGCCTGCGGCGATGGCGTTGACGCGCAGCCCTTGGTTGCGGAGGTATTCGCTCTGGTCGAGCAGGGCGATGTATACGCCAACGCTGCCCACCTCGGCGCTCTGACTGAGCAACACATTGTCGGCCTGGCTTGCTATCCAATATGCTGCGCTTGCGGCGGTGCCTTCCGTGTAAGCAACAAGCGGCTTTTCAACGCGGCGCATTTTGGCGGCGAGCTCTGGCAAACCCGTGATAGTGCCGCCAGGTGAATCAATGTGCAGCAAGATGGCGTTTACATTTGGGTTGGCGTCTGCCTCGGCCAATTGGGTGGCAATGTCGTCGTAGTCGGTCATCCCAAACATCAGCTCCCAATCGGTGAGCATCTTGCCCAGGGGGCCGTGGATGTGGATGATGGCAATGCCGTCGACCTCTTCTGGCGTTGGTGGCACGTATGGCCCGCCGTCTTCCTCGTCGTAGTGATACGCTTCAGCGGCAGCAACAAGCGTGCTGTGAAATTCTGGGCGAATGGCCCATGGCTCGTGTGCCAACTTATGCGTCAGGTTCGCTCTCATTATTAAAAACAGGGTTAGGGGTGCGCTGACTCAATAGGTGCAATGCGGTTTCCATTGAGACGCTGTATTCATCAGCCAGGCGTTTGGCGCGGCTCAACAAGTCGCTTGCTTCGCGCTCTACTTGGTCGCGCATTTCTTGCCAATCATGGCCGCGTTCGCCGGCATCCTCGCGCATGGTGCGCAGGCCCATCTTGATGGCGTCCTGGTTGGCTCGTGCTTCGCGGCCAAGGTCGACGGTGATTTTCTTGGGCGCCTGCCAGTTGACTCGCCACCAGTTTTCACTGGGCGGCAAGTCGCCGCGTTTGATTCCGCGCGCAATAACCCATCCCCAAACGCGGTTGCAAAAACGGGAAGTAAGAAGGTCTTGGCGTTCCTCGAATCGGCGGGCGGCTTTTTCTAAAATGAACCTTGAGGCGGTTCCTTGCTTGGAGGGTTCCACCACGAACTCGTATGGCACACCAAGACCTAAAGCTACGTCACGAATCAGGTATTCAAGAAAGCCAGTAAATGCTGGAGAGGGCTTGTTGCTGGCAAAGCTCTCGATTGATTCACCAATTTTGAGGCGTGGCACCATGCCGGCTTGAAATGTATCCCATGGCACTGTGCCTGTATCGGCTGCGCCATAACCGTCCTCAATTAGGCTTGTGCCATCATCAGCAATACCGCCCTGAGTGGTGATAGCCATGCCGATGGCGCTATTCATTTTCACGCCAACCTTTTCAAACTCTAAGATATCAATGGCGTCCCTGATGTGGTCAATGGCGTGGGTGAGCGCAGACACTCCGCGCAGTTGCGCAACGCGGTCAGGGTCGTAAACCAGGATGAAATTGTTGGCGCTTATCGAGCGGTAATCATCGCCATCCTTGACCGTGTAGGCAGTAGGGCGGCCAGCGGGTGACACCTTCACGCCGTCATGGCCTTCGCCGTAATACTGCGGCCCCTCGCTCAAGATGTTGTGAGATTCGACAAGTTGAAGCTGGGGAAACGCATCTTGGCGCCCAACCATCAGAAAGCCAATGTCACCGTCAACGTCCATTCGGATGGACGCTAGGCGTTGCATTTGCGCAAAATTAAATTGGCCTGCCACATCGCAAACCTTTGACCACTCGGCAAAATAGTCCTCGTATGCCTTGCTTGCTTCACCTGCTTGGCTCTGAGGCTTGAGCCCAGTGCCTAGTGCATAGCGGCTGACATCGTTGACCGCGCCGCGCACCATGCCGTTGTTTGTATATAGCCAACGCGCAAAACCCATAAGCCGCCGCCTAGCGCCTCGGTTGAGCGTGTTACTTATGTCGCTGACAATGTAAGGCAGGGATGTGCGGAATCGGTTTGATTCAGTGCCGCGATAGTGGCTTGTGATGCTGGCGCGCTTTTTGGGCGCGGTCTCAATGGCGATGGGGCGCCCGTTGTGGTCTACTAGGCCGCTCATCTGCTAAAACGTGCAAAAGTCATGCGCACCGGCTTGGTGCCGGTCACTAGACCCTTTTCGATTAAAATGGGGGTGAGTTGTGCGGCGAGCTCGTCGGTGGGCATGACAAGCTCACGGGTGCCGCTCTGGCTGGCGTTGGAAAAGCTGACTGTAACAGAGCCCGACAATATGGCATCAGCGACCCTCTGTTGTAGGGTCGTTAACCATGAGTCAGACTGAAGTCGGAGAAATCCGCTGATGTCACTTGCCATCTATATATAGGTGGCAAAGTGTCGCACCTAGCCGTCAATCAGCGGTCGAAAATAGCTTGGCAATGGAGGCAGCCACCACTTGCATGAGCTCGCAATCCCATGCGTGGTTGGCTCGGAATGAAATCCAGCGCAAAGTGGTGCGGCCGTGCTTATCTAGCACCTCGCGCTTGCGTTCGCTATCAATCTGCTTGGCGTATTCGTCTGCCATTTCGCCAAGGTCGCAAACTTCCCAAGGGTGGCTTTTGCCGCTTTTTAGCAGTTGCAAAACGTCCTTGGTCGTAGGGTTTGACCATCTGAAGACTGGCGGCGCTGTGCGCCCTGTGGCGCTCACCCGTGTTGGTTTGCTGAACATGCGGCGCACGGTATGCCCATTGATGTTGTGCGCGTAATCTATGACGTCTTCACCTCTCATGCCCATCCAGCCATAGCGCCCACACTCGGCCAGCACTCTGGCGCGCTGGTAGCCGACATCGAGGAAAGTGCGCTGTGGTGCCACGTTGAACTCTTTACGCATGGCCTCGATATCATCAAATGACGTCAGGCGGCGGAAGGTTAGCAAGCGGCTGCCTCCTGTTTTGCTCCATGAGCGGCAGACCGCCCAAAATTCCTCAAGGTAGGCTTGGACGTCGACGGTCAAAAATCGGGTGGCCTCATCTTCCCATTCGGCGCCTGGCTCGTAGTCCTTAACCACCACTTTCTCAATGTCCACATGATTAGTGGCCTTCCATGGCTCGGCCAAGCGTAGGGTCACAAACTCGCGGAGCGGCTGAATATAGCCGGCAGCGGCGTGCTGTTTGGCACGCAAGAAATCAACCACAAGGTCGGCCCATGGCATCACTGAAGGCGGTAATGCCAATTGGTTGAACGAAAACGAGCGCACCCGTGGCGTTGGGTTGCCATTGCTGGCCTTGTAACCGCCGCGACTCATGGCCCTCCAATTTGCCTCGGTGTTATCGTGGGCATGGTCGCAATGGGGGCAAACCATGCGCACGGTTTTGGCCACTTGCTCATAATCCCATAAGCCGTTTGGCTTGGTGGTCTCGTTAGCATCCCACCTCACGACCTCATAAAATGCCGGCGCAAATAGCTCATTGCACCCAAGGCACACCAGGTGCCAATGCTCGCAAGTGCCGGCTTGAAAAGCTGCGTCAAAGTCGCTGCCTTCCTCCTCTGGCGTGCTGGAAAGCCAATGTTTGCGGTTCCAATAGCGGGTGGTTCTGGCCCTAGCGCGCGCCAACATACCAGGCCGCCAGGCGCTCACCTCATCGCCAAATAGCCAGCGAATCGACCACGAGCGCAGAAAGTTGTTGTTTGCGGCGCCTAGTTTGAGCGTGCAGGTGTTAAGAAAAAGCTCGGTGTTGGTCTTGCGGTGGCGGTCGCGTGGGAATTGCTCGCGGATTGGTGCGCAGGATTCCAGCATGGGCATGAGGCGTTCCTTGCTGAAGTCTTTGGCGGCATCTTCATCCTGCATGACCGTCATGGTTGGCCCTGGATGGTTGGCGATTGCCCAAGCGGTGGCCACCTGCATCGAGACAGTTTTGCCAGTTTGGGCGGCACAATTAAGCACTACCTCCTCGATGCTGGGGTCGGCAAATGCGGCCAATGGCTCAATTAGCCAAGGCGTTTCGCTGGCTCTGAATTGGTTGCCATATGGCGATTCGCGGAGGCGCACATGCTCAAGCGCCCAGTCAGGTATGGTGGCGGTGTCCTTCTCGGCAAACGCCACCTTGCAGCAATCTCTAATAATTCGCTGCATATCTGCTCAAGGCGTCCCTTACCTTGGTGTTATATTGGGCAATGATTGGCTGCGCCTCGGTTGGCGTTAGGCCAGCCACAAGCGGCGGCAACTTGGCCTCTTGCTCATCCAAATGCTTGGCAAACTCTTGGCAAATAGCCATCACGCCGGCTCGCACATCTTCGCGGTCTAACACCTTGCCGCGCATTCCCTCAAGCTCAACGTCTAGCTTCTCAACTTGGCGGCGTATCTTCTCAACTTCATGCCATTCTTTGGTGCCTGGTTGCGCCTCGTTGCTTGCCTCAACCGCGTTGGCTTCGCGCGCTTTCGTGATGTCTTCAAGCTTGTAAAGATGGGCGCCCCTCTCGCCAGTGCTTGCCACCGGAACGCGCACCAAGAAGTTGCGCGCTTCGTGATAGCTCATGTCGAGCTTTTGGGCGACATCGCTAATTCCAAGTAGCCTTTCGCTTTTGGAAGTCTTTGCGTTTGTGCGGTTTGACGGTGTGGTCATGCGATTCTTTCGTGCTCGTG